CAAGAACGTCTGTCATAGACGAACACCAACAGCTAATGATCCAATACCTTGCAAGATAACTTGACCAGCTTTAATTACAGGGACAATGTCACTCTGATCTTTAAATGATTGATCTATATCTTGAGTCGAGTCGATTAAATTTTGAATTAAATCATTCCCGTAATTGTTGCTATTTGTCTCCATCACTTGAGGCGATGAATACGTACCAGGGGCAGCGGTAACAGACGGTCCAGGTTGTACAGAGGTATCAAAACCTGGCAAAGCAGGCATTCTGAAGTGGACTTGTCCGTCAGCAGTAGTAGTTAAACCTGGAGAATTTGTTTGTCCAGGAAATTCAGTTTGCCGCATAGACAAATCATGAGCCACCATGAAAGGAAGAGCACTAAAGATCTGCTCAACATCCATTGATTCGTCAATGTCCATGCCAGGCAAGTCATAAGGATCAACACGTGCGTCGGCATAACGTCGATCAACAATACGTACACCTTCTGGTGTTTCGACAAGACGGTATCTATTACCAGATTTAGTTCGATTGTATTGCTCAACAGAGGTTTTCCATCTGGAATAACTTTGAGGTCTGTTGTCAACGTAATCACCAGGAGCGCCTTCACCTGCCAACATGTCAATCATGTCAGAGGGTGCATAATGCTCATGATGAGCACCTTCCATGCCTGCATAAGCAGCCATGTTGGTAATTTCTTCCTGCAGTTGTCTTAGCTTTTGTAAATTGTCAGCAGAAGTTTCAGTAGATGTTTGTTCGTGTTGTTTGCGTCGTGCTGTTTGTCCTTTACTACGTGTTTTAGTACCAAACCTAGGGTTACCTTTGGCGTCTTTGCCTTTGCCTTCAACTCCGGTAGGCCGTGGCATACCTTGCAGATTCATCCTTGTGATGATCTCTGCTCTACTTAATCCAGGATTAGAACGTGAAAGTTTATTAGCAGCAGACGCCCATTCAGATGGCGTCATAAAAAAAGCGCCCCTTTCGGAGCGCGGTATTTATTAAATGTGGTTTATGAGATGTGGGAAAGGATCAATCCTTCCCTAAGTAGGTTCATTCCAAAACGGGCTCTCATCCAAGAGCGCCAATGGTTACTTCCTTTGTCCTGATTACAACAGGTACACGCTGGTACGACATTTGATGAAATGTCTTCACCCCCAAGAGAACGAGGATGTACGTGATCAAGTGTGAGTTCATGTAATTCATAAGTAATTCCGCAATAAACACATGTGCATCCGAAGTGTTCTTTGATGCTGCGCCTCCAAAGGCGCTTAGCTTCAGGAGACGTCATGGTTATTAGGTTGTATAGGTAGTGATCAGGAGTTGGAAGTAAAGGGGTCATTTAGTACGGCTAGCTCTGTTTTTCGATCTCGCTTGAGGTCGTCCTTTAGTAGTGCTGCCTTTGTAATGAGCAGCATCACGTGGATCGCCTTTGCGGATCTTCAGTTGACGGCGTAGTCGATTTGCGTTTACACGCAGAGATTTACCCTTTGGTGTTTTGTTGTATGCCTTTTGTTGGGACTTGTGGTTCCCATTTTTGTATTTAGGTCCGCTAAAGCGCTTTTCCATAAAGCCTCCGCTGTACCATTTCTGGATCTATTTCAGGCATGACATTGGCAAGCTTTGACAAGGGGTTGCCGTCATAAGCAACGCCACTGATGTCGTTAGTTTTTAGCCAGTCGCACGCTGCTTTAAGATCCTGTGTTGTCGCTTCACCCGATTTAATTCGAGCTAGAAACTCTTTAGTGACGAGGTTATGCAGTTCATTGAACTGATCCTCCGTCGCTTTCTTTTTTGTCATTAGCCACAATTGGTATTACGTCATGACAAAGAACTTCAACACGACTACCAGGTCTAAACATAAACCCAGCTTTCATGATTTCAGTACACTTAAGAGCACGAACAAGTTCGTAATCAAGACGTAGTTTCTGTTCGTGTTTTTTAGCAATGCTTTTGCAAAGCTCAACCATGCTTCCGTCAAGCGGAACACTAAAGTTAAGCTGCATACCAAAGTTATTGTTGCGGACATATCCCGAAGATTCTTTAGGGATAGTGTCGTTGCCCATATAAAACGGGCTGAGCTGCATCGTAGCCCCGTTACAACTAACGTTATTGGCAAAGTATTGACGAGACGGTGCTCCATTGTTTTGGAATTGCACCGCCTGATTGGTCACATTGCCCGTTGCTGCTGCTACGGGGTTAGAGCTGTTTTGAACTGTTGGGTCTTCAGGTGCAGCAAATGCTGGATTTACTGAGAGAAGACAGAGAGCGAGGTAGTGACTGAGGTTGATTCGATTACCTCGTCGATGCTGATGGACTCCACTACTCCCGCATTCCGAACGACAGTCTCCAGTTGGAACTGTTCGCCTGCGTTGGTTACGGAATAGGTTGTGGAGTCGCTCAAAATATCCCCGCTTGGGGTGACGTTTGTTCCAGACCATGATTTGTAATCACCACCCATGATCTCGGTTTCGATAGTTCGCTCGATGTCAATGGTGGTAGTAGTGGTTGATTGCATGGACCCCTGAGTAAAGTTAGGGGTTACTTGCTGGGCTGCAGCCGGAGCTGCAATAAGTAGTAGGAAAAGTAGTTTAAGCATCCTCTTTTTTCTTTTGCATAGGACAGTTGACAGGTTTGCCGTTTCCGTTTTTGTTATTGGAAGTATTTAGTCCAAAAGTTGCTAACGCGCCTGTAAATACAGAGGCAACAAAAGTTATGTCGCCACCACTTTGACCCTTTTTGATCATAGGGATGTCAACGTAATTGAGAGTGATAATAAAACCACTCCACACGACGACACCTAGTCGAACAAAAGTACCAAGGATTTCTAAATCCTTTTCCGCGTGTTCTTTTACCTTTTTTAAGAAGGGTTTTGTTTGTTTTTCTTCTTCGTTAATTTGCTCCATGCTTGTTTAAGTACGGGCTTCATTATTGTCACTAGCCACTTAAAAACAGAGGTAGCAGTAAGTGTAGCTGCAACAGAAATAACAGCAGTTGTTCCTGCAGCAGTCATGATTTCAGTTGACGGCATTGGGACTGTTATGTCCGTAAATGGCACGTCAACCATTTGAACTTCTTTCGCTTTGGGGGTTGATTTGTCTGGTGACTTATCCTCATTTTCTCCTCTCACCCCCGGTGGCGGGCGCAGGTCGCTAGGAGGGACTACAAGGGGCTTGTAAGAAGGTATCTTTGCCCTTGGTACTTCTAGGACCGGCGCAGGCATCACAGGCGCTTCTGGAAGCGTTAGAGAAGGGAATGAAGGAGGATCACTCCACGACGGCACCGAACAGTCCGCGTTCGATGAATTTCACTGCTTCATCATCCACAGTGTTGTCTGTTTGTTCAGCCAGTTTGGTCAACAGGTCAACGATCAGACGCTTGACTTTTTCAGAGTTGATAAACGAAAAAAGAATTGGACGGATAAGGGTGATCATTATTCAATAGGGGTAGGCCATGCCGTAGCGATGGCGGGGTTTGCAACAGTTTCCATGACGGGTTCACCAGCTTTTGGATTAGCTTCTTCTTTACCGTTAACTGTGATTGTGTCAGGTTCGACAATACCTTTACCTTCAGAATCTTTCTTCTGTTGGGTAACGGTAAGAGAACCAAACAGCAGCTCTTTTAGCGCTGGTACATCTTTACAAGCGTCGATTTCAGCTTGACGAGCGTTACACGAAGTACGAACAGCAGCTCGGTAGGTGAGCCATTGAGAAGAGACTGCGTAGTCAGTGACCTCAGCAGCCTTTACAACACGCCAATCAGACGGTGTAAGCAAAGATGAGGCAATTTCACTCTGCTTTGCTTTCCACAAGGTTTTGAGACCAGTTGATGTTTCGCCAGTCTCTTTACCGTCAATATCTAAAACAGGTTCGTCATTAAGCTGTTTGGGGTTATCGACACCCCAGTAGAACCGTTGGTCATAGACCCCAACTACGGGGTCTGCGACTTCAACGATACCGATGGCTTGCTTTTCCTTCAAAGAAGTCAAGCGCAGCCAATTAGCGGGATATTGCATCCCGTCATGAACAAATGCCTTGCCATATTGCAAGGTCTTACCATTAAGTTGAAGCATAGTTAAATGTTTTAATTAGCGTGCGCGTGCGTATTTGAAGGGGTTTTCAGCGAAGGCTGCCCACACGTGCGTGTGTGAGGCTTGGTTGTATGAACCTAAGTTATTTCTTAGTTTGAAGCCGTTTGAAAGAATATCGAGCATGTCATATGTTTGCTCTGTGTCTGCTTGACTGGCTTTGATATAAGAATCACTTACGTTGTAAGGGTCCCTTTTTGTGTCATGTATGAACCAATCATATCCAGTCCCGTAGTTGTCTACGTTCTTCAGTAGAATAAAACGCGGTTTGAACCCCGTAAAGATGAACGGGCCGTCGTTACTACCATCACCTTCATATCGTCCGAATGCAGAAAATCCAGGAACTGCTGCAAAGACGTATTCAATTCCATTATTTGTGTTGTTGTTGTTAATGTAATTGAGAGTAGCAGTAGGATCACCGCCATCGCTTCTAAAAGTAGTAGTACCTGATGATGCGTTAGTGTTGTCTAGGTGTGCGCGTTCATCAAAACCCATTGCACTGTGGTAAACACTCCAGGATTCAGTAAGGTTTCTTCCTTTACGGATAACAAGATCTGGTTTGACGTTCAAACCATGAACATAAGAATACTGGCCTGTTCCGGTATAGCTGTAGGTAACAATAGAAATACCAGCAGCTTGATTAACTTTCCCTGATGAAGCCATAGTGGCTCCGTTAGATCCAGCACCATTACTGAAAGATGTTGCAGCTTTCCACAGCCATCCAACGTATGTTTTAGTACTGGTATTAACATTACTGTCAGAACCAGTTCCAAGGGTAAAACCGTCAGAAGTAAATGAGTTTACACCCTGGCTAAAACTAACTTCGATATTATCGTCATTGGGAAATAACTCCTTCTGGCCTCTAACACTGTCAATAATTCGATGCCAGCTAGTGCCATTACGCTCTTTAATCCATGCTATGTCCGGTTGTAGATCGAGACCTGAAATTGTCTGAGCCTGAGATGTACCGCTATATGTCACAACGTCAAAATGCTCTGAAGGCTTTGTAATCAGCGGGTCGTCAATGTTCTGCGTGCAGAGTGACTTGAAGCCGGTTGGTGGCGTGTAGGCGAAGGATCTAGCGCCGAAGTTAAATGACCCACTTATAGTACCGAAAAGACTAATTGCTGGTAGCACTGTCCCAGACACATTGCTATAGGCAGGATTT